CAGCGGGGCCACCTTGCACTCACAGCTCCCGTACTCCTTGGAGCCGTTGAGGGCGGTGAGGTCAACCTCACGGGTGATGAGCTCATCAGCGTGGCCCTTAGTCAGGGCATCCGCAAAGGCACCGTTGAGGTGCTCACGGAAAGAGCTGGCAGCAAAGTTGTTGGTGGAGCCAAAAGAGCTCTTGATCTGGGCGGCGGTCACCAGCAGGGTGCCAGCCGTGCGGTGCTCCAGCACAATGCAGGGCTCCCCATGAAACTTGACCACCTGGCCGGGGGCCACATTAGAAACAGCGGTTTTCATTGGTGTTGTCCTCCTTGATATTGGTTTGCGTGGTGCGGCACATCTTGCAGATGGAGATGACGCTGAGGCCAATGTCAGACAGCTTTTCGGGATAGGTCAGTGGAAAAAGCTGTCCACACTTTTTGCAGCGGACATGTCTGGTTATCATCGCCATGGCTCAGTCCTCCGCATCGTCATCCGGGCCCTCAATATCAATGAGGTTTTCTGCCTGGACGATGATTTCAGAAACGATCTGCCGAATAGGCAGAGAGGTCTTTGCCCGCAGACGGCGGACCACTTTTTCCGCCTCTGGGGTCAGCCGGACAGTTCCGATGCACTCATCAGAAAGCCGGTTGCTTTTCAGCACAATAGGGTTGTTGTTCACGGTTTTGTCCTCCTTGGTTTTAATAGGTGCGGGATTTCATGCCTCATTGCCGGAGCGCCTACCTCTCCGTTCAAGCCCCTGCTGGACACTGAGCTGGGCCAGGTCGGCGTTGTAGCGCAGGCGCTTGTCAGGGAGCCTGGTGCCGTCCCGGCCACGCCTCAGCTCCGCATAGACAGCGGAGAGGGAGATGCCCAGGGAGCCTGCAATCTCTTTTACACTCATTCCGGCCTCTACCATGCGCTCAATTTCTTGGCGCTCATGGTAGGAACGGAAAGCATAGTCTGCCAATGTGTTCACCTCTTTTCACAGTCAGATTGTTGCCGTAGCGCCTCAGCACCTTAGCGGTACTGAGCGCACAGCAGGCCACAGATGGAGGTGGGCAGGTCATAGGGAATGATTTTCATTTCGTTGGCCCGGTCCATCATGGCGGTGATGCCGGAGAGCATCCACTCATCCACATCCTCCTGCTTGTCCAGCAAGATGTGCACGGCCCGGTGGAGTTCCTTGATGCAGTCCAGCATGACATTGGCGTTGCCCTCAGCGGTCAGCACCATGCACTGCACGGGGCCATCCTTGGAGCTGTTGGCCTGCATGGCCGCAACGGCCTCATCCTCCTTGGCCTTGTTTTCCAGTTCCTTGAGGTATTCCTCAGTGAAATAGAACACAGCACGCTGGAGCCGCTTGGCAACTGCCACCCGCTCCTCAGACAGCACTGGGGCCTCCTCAGTGGCGGGCTCCTCAATCCAGATGTTGGCCGTTTCCAGATGGCTGCTGTCAAGGTTGACCTCCAGACGATCACCCAGGTCACAGATGTAGTCATAGTAGTGGCCCTCTGCGGTGCTCCGATAGACGGGGTAGCCAGCACGGGTGCTGCTCTGCACATCCTGCTCATAGTCGGTGGGGAAAATCTGGTTGACCTTGTTCCAAGCGTCCTGCTTGCTGGTGACTTTGATGTTTGCCATGATGTAGTCCTCCTTGACGGTTTCCTCTGGATGAGGAATAAAAAAATTGAGCTACACAACCAATTCCTTGGTGTGTAACTCAATAATAGGGGCTGCCTGGCAAAAAGTCAAGAATAAATTACAATAAACTTGTAAAGTTGTATGAACGCACAAAATGAGCCGTGCTATTTGCGGCTTGTTTTGTGTGTTTTTCTGCATTTGGGCATGACAACAGCGCCGGTGGCCTCCGTGGGCTCCGGCGTTCAGCTTTATTGTGCGGCAGATCAGCAGGCGCTCATGTAGCTCCGCAGGAGGGTGGCCGCTGTCTGCCACCCCAGCACCTCCCGTGGATAGTTGTTCATCCACTCCTCTGCCCGGCGTATTTCTGAGATAGGCACCTCATCAAAGTTGGTGCCCTTGGGGAAAAACCGCCTTATTATCCTGTTCATGTTCTCGTTGCTGCCACGCTCATGTGGTGCGTGCGGGTGGCAGTAGTAAACGGTGGTGCGCTTTCCTTTCCGGCGGCAAGCCTTTTCCATACCATCGTAGTCTTGAAACTCACAGCCATTGTCCACCGTGATGCTCTGAAACATGGGGTAGAAGTCCTTGCCCAGGCGGCGCTCCAGACCGTTGAGCGCCCGGACCACGCTGGCGGCGGTATGGTCTGGCACCGGGAGGATGATGCCCGCCCTGGTGAGCCGTTCCGTGAGCACCACCAGCGCCCGGCTGGAGCCCACGGTGCCCATCACGCTGTCCATCTCCCAGTGGCCAAAAGTAGTGCGGGAGTTGATGATGGGGTCACGCTTATCAATGCGGGGGCCTTTGGCAGCTCTGGCGGCGTTCCGTTGTTCACCGTATTTCTCACCATAGTGGCGGCGGCCCTTTTCGTGCAGGTGCTCCGGGTTGAGGACCAGGAACACATCACCCCGGTAGATGTAATTGTAGAGCGTAGCCTCACAGACCGTGGTGTCAAACTGGGGCGGCTTTGCCTTGAGCTCTGCCAACAAAGCTGCGGGAGAATAGTGCTCCTCCACAATTTTCTGCTCCACATAGTTTGCAAAGTCAATGTCATTGCCAATCTTGAGGTCCGGCCCCTTGGCCCGGAGGTTTTCCTGGTATTTGCGCTCCGCCATCTCCGGGCAGTAGCACCAGATAAACTCATAGTCAGAGGTCATCTGCTGGGTCCAGCCTCGTTTGATTTCGTTGTAGATGGTCTTTTTACACACGCCCAGCGCCTCAGCGATCTTGGCCTTACTGTCACCTACCTTGAGCATCTTTTCAATGACCAGGCGGTCCTCCCATTGCAGTTGATGAAAGCCCTTGTAATTCATGTGATACCCTCCTCAGAATATAAAAAAGCGGCGGGGTGATGAACACCCCGCCAGAAAAGGCTTTACTGCCCGTATCGGGTCAGCAGTTCGGTTGTTTCTCCGTCAGGGAGAATGTCAGCCAATGTGCAGTTGAGAGCCAGGCACAGCTTGAGCAGCGTGGCCAGCTTGGCACCACTCAGGTCTTTTGCGCCCTGCTCATAATACTGGAGCATCCGGCCATTGATGCCAGCGGCAGCGGCAAGCTGGGACTGTGACATCTGCGCCTCCAGGCGCTTGGTTTGCAGTTTAGAATGGGTCATAGAGCAGCACCTCCGTTTAATGTACTCTGATTATACACCAAAAGGTGTATTAAGTCAAGAACAAAAAAGCGGCCCACGAAAAGTGAGCCGCTGTGTCAGTCTTTGCAGTTTTTGAGCCTTTCGGCCAGCTCTGCCAGCACCGCAACATCACGGTCTGCCAGGCCAGTGACATCCACCGTGGTGAGCCGTTCCAGCCCCAGCAGGTAGTCCGTGGACACGCCAAACACCTTGGCCAGGTCCACCAGGCACGCCGGTGATGGCATAGAGAGCCCCTGCTCCCAAGAGTTCACGCCGTTTCTGGTGATGCCCAGCCGCCGGGAAAGTTCCGCTTGGCTCCAGCCCCTTGCCTCACGCAGGGCTTTGATTTTCTCAGCGATCAACTGCACCGCCTCCTCTCACAAATAATTATAGTTTGCACATCTGGTATGTCGTTATCAATAAAGGCTCCAATACTTGACACGCAGACAGGGTGCAAACTATAATGGAGAAAAGTCAAGAATAAACAGAAAAGGACGGTGAGCTGGGTGTATATTCGCTATACAACGGAGAGCAGCCGCAGGTGGTCAGTTACGCCGGATGAGGAGGCTTTCTTGGCAGCTCTGGAGGCGGCACTGCGTCAGGGGCATAAAAGCGTAGCATTGACCATCAGCCGCATGGCCAATGGCGCTCTCTCCGTGAGCAGCCCCAGAGCGTACTTGGGAAAAGTCAAATTGCAGGGCCGCAAGACCTGGATGCAGTATATAGTCCGCAATGATGCGAAAAGCATTGAGGGTGCGCCACTGGAGGAGTACATCCACCATCTCAATTTTTGGGTCAGATCAGCATAGGAGGTTTTGACATGTTCGGAAAGAAAAAGGCACCGCTGCCGGAGGGCATCCGGCTCATGCACTATGAGGGCCTGCCCGGCTTTGCCCAGGATGCGCCCTGCTTTATGGAGCAGACAGCGGAGGCGCTGGTGTTCCGCCGGGTGGAGGGCCCCAGCGTGACCCTGCCGCTGGCCAAGGTTGACAGCTTGGACATCATGGATGAGCGCAATTTTGCGGCCAAGTACAGAGGCACCAGTCCAAACACTTCCCGCACCAATGCGGTCAAGTGGTATGCAGTTTTCACCTATGGGGACAAACATGTGGCCGTTTGGTTTTTGGGCGGCAAGGAAAGCAAAGAGCTCTATGCCCTTAAAAAGCAGATAGACAGCACAGGCCAGGACATCACCCTATAAAGCAAAAAAGCCGGAGAGGTTTGACCCTCTCCGGCTTTCGTCTTATTCAGCAGTTTCTTGTTCTGCGGCAAGCTCCTCCGGCGGCGTGCCGGAGGTCTTGCTCAAGATTAGGTTTTTCAATTTCACAAATACATCTTTGGCATAGAGCACATAGGCCGTGAGCAGCGCCAGGTTGGAGGCGGTCATCAAGTTCACGGTCTGCCCATCCACCTCAATGGCGATGATGTCCGGGTTGAGGTAGCCCGCCATATAAAAGGCAATAAAACAGGCCGCCACGATGATGCCCTTGATGATGCCGTTGCGGAGTTTTACCTTGTCAAAACTGCCGTCAAAGAGGGCGTTGAGGCTGCCCAGCACGATGTTGACGGCCACCAGGAGCACCAGGCCAACGGCCAGATGGATGATGGAAGTAGTCATAAATTTCCTCCTTTACCCCACCAGCGTGAGGTCCTTGATGTTGACAGCCGCCGTGACCACTCCGTTGATGCCGATGACCACACGGGAGCCGTCAATCTGAATGACGGTGTAGGTGGTGGTGTAGACATAGGAGGCCAGGCTGCCGCCGTTGTAGGTCTTGGCTCCCTTGGCCACCTTGACCCTGGAGCCCTTGACGATGGCCGGGACCACTTCCTTGACATCAGCAGCATCCACCCAGCCATAGACGGTGGAGGAGCTGCCGGTGGTCTTGATGAGGTGGTAGGGGTGCTTGCCGGACTTGGCCACAGCGGTGACCTTGGCCTCACCGGGCTTGCAGCTCTTGCCGTTGACGGCCATGGAGCTGATATAGTGCTTGGTGCCCGTAAAGGTCACCACGGAGCCCACAGCAAGCCCAGGAGTGGGCTTTTCATCCTTGCCGGGCGTGGATGCCTCCCCGCCGCCGGAGGGCGCAGAGGTGGCCTTGGAGGCGTACTTGGGCACGCCAAAGCCCCGGATGTAGCGGCCATTGACGGCCAGCTTGCGGTAGCCAACGGCATCACTCATGTTGCCCTCAATGACCTTAATGGTCTTGCCATCGCAGGACGCCACAATGCCAACATGGTCCGCAGAGCCGGTGTTGTTCGTGGTGGCGTAGTTGCTGCCGTCCTGCCAGTCATAGAAAATGTAGTCACCAGGGCTGGGTACATAGGCATCATTCTCCACCCAGGAGCCCAGCTTTTTGAAAAGGTCAATGTGGCGCTCACATCCACACTCCGTGGGGATGATGTCCGTGAGGCCGCAGGCGATGGCCACAGCGGATGCAAAGGTAGAGCACCAGGCATCCGTGTATTTCATCGCATAGCCCCTGGCCAGGGGCTTGTGGGAGTTGTAGAGGTCAATGATTTTGCGGTGGGAGCCGTTGGCCTCTTTGCAGCCCAGATAGCTCACCGCAGTGTCCACAACTTTCTGCCGGAGTTCTTTTTCAGTCATTGAGTATGTCCTCCTTTACTCAATCTTTCAGCACGATCTCAGTGGCCCGGAGGGCCGCATCAGCACCGTACTTGTCCGCAAACTTGTTGAGAAAACGCTGGGCGTATTTTGCCCGGTTTTCATTCTTGCTTTTCCAGTAGTAAAAGCCGCCCCAGGCACCATCTGTCACAAAAGAGGTGCCGGTGAGCGCCGCAATGGCTGTGACATCATGGTCCGTGAGCGTCCCCACTATCGTGGTGATGCAGAGGAGGACGGAAATGCAGATGTGCAGCACCAGCATTTTCTTTGAAAACTCCATGCGCCCTCCTCTCCAGCTCAGGCCTGAGAGGCGGGGCGCTTATCGTCCCGGACCTCAAGCTCATGGATGGTATTGACCAGCGCCGTCACGGTGCCATTGCCGCCCAGAGCGTGGTACTCCTTATACATGGCATTGACATTCTCAAGGCCGTGGAGAGTTATCCAGCCACGCTCCTCATAGTGATAATAGGATTGCACGATGCGGTCACGGAGGAGGGCCTGGACCCCCAGCTCTACCGCCTTTTGCCGTGCGTCTGCCTGCTTGTATTTCTTGTAGAGGTAGCCAACGGCGGGGACGGCTACCACAGTGATGATGGTGGAGATGATAGACCAGTAGCTCCTCAGCGTTTCCAGCATCCTTTTTGTCCTCCTGTTGTTCAAAAATAAGAGGGGCACACCCGTGTGGTGTGCCCCTCCTGCTGGGCTGGGGCTTTAGACCTCAACCTCCAGGTCTGCCAGGATTTCCTCCACCTGCTTACGCAGCAGAGCGGGCACCTGGTCAATGGTCTTGCGGCCCTTGATGATGAGGGTAGCATACACAACAGCCATGTCTTGCACCTCCTTTCTCAACAGAAATAAAGCAAGCCGCAGGCGGAGCTCACGCATCGGTGCTCTCCTCCAGCAGCTTGGCAACAGCGTCACGCAGGTTGGCGGGGACATCATCCAGGGTCTTGAGGCCCTTGCGGATGAGGGCGGCATATACCTTAGCCATTCTCTCCACCTCCTGCCAGCATCTCATAGACCTCTGTGAGGGCCACCTGGGTGTTGGTCAGGTCCTCCTCCGTTGCCTGGAGCCGGGTCTTGAGCTCTTTGTTTTCCTTGGTCAGTTCCTCCAGGGAACGCTTGCGCTCATGCTTTGCCTTGAGGCTTGTGTTGTCATAGTAAACAGCCATTATTCAAAAGCACCTCCGATGTTAGAAATATAGCCGCCGGTGTCGCTGGCTCCACGCTCAACAGAGAGCTTGAAGTTGAACGCAAAGCCGTTGGCGGCGGTCTTATTGGTAAACACATGGTTTGCGCCATTCTTGACATCCGCCGTGGCATCCTCCCAGACGGGGGCGGTGTCCTTGGCGTTGTTGGTGACCAGCACCTCCATGACCGCATCCGCAGGCAGGGTGCCCACGATGTTCATAACCATCACAGAAATGGCATCATCCGCCGCCAGCGGCGCTGCCAGCGTGACAGTGGCCTTGGTCACCTTTTTGGCAAAGGTCGCCGTGTAGGCGGCGCTGTCAGCCTTGCCGTCAGAGGCCACCACCTTGAGGGTGTGGGAGCCGTTGAGGATTTTCTGCCAGTTGGCAGCCGTGACAGCTTGGAATGTGTTGACCTGGCCCAGGGTTGCGGTGTAGGTGCGCTTGAGCACATTGTCCAGGTACTCCTTGACCGTCACAGTGTCCCCGTCCACATCGTTGACCGTGTACTGGAAGTTAAAGCCCGCCGTCTTGGTGCCCAGGTTGGAGCCATTGGCCGTGGAGCTGGTGATGGTGGGCGCAGTGTTGACGGACACAGTGCCGTCATCGCTCACAGAGAGGGTGGAGGGGAGAGTGAAAGCGGGGCGGGACCCGTAGGTGAAGGTGCAGTGGTCGTTGTCGACACTGCCATTGGTGTTCAAGTAAACGGCGCTGTTGGTGCTGTACGTGCTCGGGGAGCGGGTCCACTGAACAACGGCGGAGCCGTTCATGTAGGCGATCTGGAGAGAGCTGGCGATTTCCAGCGCCGTGCCCTCCACATTAAACCAGCTTGCCGATCTGTTCAGCTCAGTGGCAGACAGCAGGAAGATGGCACGCTCCAGCGTGCCAACGGTGTTATTGCCGTTGCCGGGGGTGTACTTGATTTTCGTGGTGCCGATGACCCCACGGATGTCTGCATCAAGCAGGTTTTTGTAGGTGCTGTTGAGCCAGCTATCAATGGCGCTGGAGGCGTAGGCATTGACATTGGAGCTGTGCCATTGGCGGTTGTCATAGCAGTCCTTGCGGACCACCAGGGTGCGGCCCATGCCGTTGAGGGAGTTCTCATAGTTGTGCTTGGCAACATAGAAGCTCACCAGCTTGCCATTTTCCTTGAGCTGGATGATACTGCCCACAGCTTTGTTGCCCAGGGTGGTTGTGGCCATAGATCAGATTTCCTCCTTTAGAATATTTTGCACACGGTCCCGCACCTGTTGGCGCAGGGTCCAAGTGTTGCCATGTGCGGCGTGGGCATCCCACGCCTGCCAGGATTGCAGGATTTGCTCACGGGTCACCAGGCCCGCCGGGTATTCCTTTTCCCAGTGGCGGAGCTTGGCACGCATCCGCTTGATGCTGCTGTGCCGCAGCTTGCGGATGACCTTGCCGCTCTCCGTCAGGTAGGAGTGAAAGCCCAAAAAGTCAATGCCGTTGCGGATGGGAAAGATTTGGGTTTTCTCATTCAGTTCCAGCCCCAGGCTATCCATGTAGGCCCGTATTTCCCGGAGGCAGAATTGCAGGTATTCCTTGTCCGGGTGGATGAGGAAAAAGTCATCCATGTAGCGGCCATAGTATTGGATGTGGAGCTGTTCCTTGACGAAGTGGTCAAAGTCATCCAGGAACAGGAGGGCAAAGAGCTGTGATGTCTGATACCCCAGCGGCAGGCCGTCAGAGCAGTCAATATAGATGCAAAGCAGGTCATAAACAACAGGCTCAAGGTCCAGCTTTTTGAGCTTTTCCTTGAGCTTGTCATGGTTGATGCTTGCAAAGAAATGGCGGACATCACACTTGAGCACCCAGCCCTCAGCGGTGTGGTGCTTATTCCAGTAGTCCGTGAAAAATCCTTTGAGCCGGTCCAGGCCGAAGTGCAGGCCCTTGTTCTTTTGGGATGCGTAGTTGTCCAGGATGAAACTGCGGGTGATGCGGTCATAGAGGAGATTGTCCACTATGGCGTGCTGGACCACCTTGTCCACAAAAGCGGGTGCCTGCACCAGCCTTTTCTTGGGCTCATAGACATAGAACACACGAAACACACCGGGTCTGTAAATCTTGGTTTTTAGGATATAGACCAGGTTGACGAGGTTCTCAAGCAGGCGCACCTCATAGTGTGCGGTGGCGGCTCTGGAGCGTTTGCCCCGCCGGGCGGCCAGGTATGCCGCATAGATCACTGCAAAGGTGCATATTTCAGAAAATTTCATACAAACGGATGGCCCCCTATCAGTGTTCGGCTGGCCAGCCTCTCCTCATGCGCTGTGTAGGTGCCGCATGATAGGACCAGTAGCCCCGCCACTTTTCTGGAAAGCAGTGGGGCATCAGCGCAATGTGTTTGCCTTGGCCTCACCAAGGCTGGGTATGACCTCCTTTGATGTGATGGACGGCACGGTTTTGGGCTTTGGGCCTACTCAGTCAGGCCTTACCATCAGAGCGGGGCGGGACCCGTTGGTGTTGGTGCAGTTGTTGTTGTTGACATTGCCATTGGTGTTCAAGTAAACGGCGTTGTTGGTGTTGTTCGTGTTCGGGGAGCACAGTGGAAAAATAGGTCATACCCAAATATAACAGCTCTCGGCTGGTATATCCTTTCAGGGGTTGCGGGCCAGGGCCTCAGCAATTTGCTGGGCCATCTGGCCCATTTTGGCAAGCTCCTGGTTGGCCTTTGCCTCACGCAGAGCGGCGGCACGGTTGCTGTCATTGCGTTTCCAGTTGAAAGCCTTTTGACGGACCGGGCGCACCAGCTCTGCCCAGTAGTGGCACTGGTCACCAGAGATGTACTTGCGCTTATAGCTCAGGTTGATGTACTGGTTGAGAGCGTCGCAGAGGACGATGACCTCATCAAGGTCCTTGAGGCGTTCCTCATACTCAGTTTCAAAATAACGGCCATCAGCGGAGTTGCATTTCTGGAGGATGGCGCTGGCCATGCGCTGCATATCAGCGCACATGTGGAAAGTCTGGCTCTTGGGAAAGTGAGGCTTGCCGTCATCCTTGATTTTCTCAAAGAGCTCCTTTTCCACCATCTGGCCGTTTTCCATCACATAGGCCTTGACCTTGGTGTATTGGGGCTCTTTGACCTTGACCCGCTGGATGGTGTAGTCCAGCAGATCAGTGGCAAGCGGTATGATGTCATAGTTGGGCACTTAAAACTCAATCCTCCCTTGGCTTTCATTCCACACACCAGTGACCACCACGCCGGAGAGGCTGGTGAAAGCCACGCTCCAGGAGTTGCCGGTGACATTGGTGTCATATTTCAGCTCCAGCGTGCGGACACGGGTGGCCAGGCCGGAGAGGTCCGTGGTGTTGGTCTGGACCTGCCCCTCCAGTGTGGTCACTCTGGAGCTCAAAGGAGAAACCAGGGCCTTGACCTTTGCCCAGAGGCGTGCTGTCTGGAGGTCATCAAGGTAGGGCCTTTTTGCCATGTCATTGGCCTCCTTTACTTGCAGATATTATCCAGCTCTGTGTTGGAAATGGCCACAAGGTCCTCCGCAAGCATGTAGGCGGACAAGTCCATCGTACCGGCCAGCACATCCCATGTGGTGCCGTTCCAGGCCACATTGTCACCGGCGTTGACCCCGTGGGCCGCATCGGCATTGACAATGTTCCACACATCGCCTTTCTTGTTGCCGGTGGTGGGCAGGTCTGCATAGGTGTCCTTGGAGCCCTTATATTCAAGGGCGCTGGACATCTTGGCATCCACCTCATCCTTGGTGTAGGCATCTGCAATGCCGTAGCCTGCCAAAGAGGTGGCCGGGCTCTGTTTGCCTGCCGCCAGGTCATAGGCAGCTTTGACGGCGCTGGGCGTGGCGGCCTTGGTGGTGCTGGTGTCATCGGTGGCGCTGGAGAGCTGCACCACGCCTTTCTGGTTGGTGGTGCCGTTCTTGACGGAGATTTTGCCGCCGCTGACATCCACATTGGTGCCAACAGTCACGCCTCCCTTGACGGAGGCGCTGGCATCCGGCAGGGTGTAGTTGTTGGCGTTGGCCTCCACGCCGCCCAGCTTGGCCTTTTCCTCGTTGGTGTAGTCATTGGCACTCAGGCCCTTGCCCTCCACCTTGTCCACCTTAGTGGTGTCAGAGGGGTGCACATGGTCACCACGGGCAAAAGCGGTTTCCGTACCAGCGGTAGCGGTGCCGTCCATCTTGGGCACGGTGCTGGATGCGGCGGCGCCCTCCGGCACATCCTTGGCAGTGATGAAACCGCTGTCATTGGTCAGATCAGAGGTCTTGCTGGGCAGCTTGATGTTGGCAATGGCCGTGGCCACATAGGTCTTGACCTTACCCCACAGGTAAAGTACACCATTTTCATCAAGCGCTTTCTTGCTGTTTGCCATTTTGGCTGTCCTCCTTATATGAGTAGTTTTTCAAGCTCCAGGTTTGTGATGGGCAGGATGTCTGCGTCACTGCCAGGAGCGCCCTGGGGGCCTTGGCGGCCCCTCAAATTGACAGGCTTGGGGTTTTCTTTGTTGCCGTCATTGGTCCAGCTCAGGGTGCACTCATCGCCCTCCACAGAGGGGTAAAAAGTGGTGCCGTCAATTCCTTGCTTGCCGGTGTTGACATACTGCACAGAGCCAAAGCTGGCGTGCATCATGCCGCCGGTGGAGAGCTTGACCGCAATGACCCTGGGCGTGGTTTCAAAGTTTACTGCATAGGTCACATTAGATCACCCCGTCCTTGAATATCTCCCCCACATTGACCCGCATGGGCTCACTGGCAATGGCGTCGTCCAGATTGTCCCGCAGGCGGAGTTGCACCCAGACAGGCTCAAGCTCCGAAAAGAGGAGCGTGTCCTCCTGGGAAAGCGGCAGCGTGATGATGCCGTTTTCTTTGTCATAGGTGACAGCAGTGAGGTCCTTTTCCAGCACAGTTTGCCTGTTCTGCTGAAAAGTGATATACAGGGCAGATATAGTGATTGCCTCCGGCAGCTCAAAGGTCAGCACAGGGTTTGTGCCTCTCCGCATCTTGTTCACCTCCGCATCTTAAAACTCAATTCGGCCAAGTTCCTCATTCCATACGCCGGTGACCACTACATCCGTCAGCGTAACAAAGGTGACCTCAAAGCTGCTGCCGGTGACATTGGTGCCATATTTCAGCTCCAGCGTCTTGAGGCGGCTATCCAGCCCCGTGAGGTCCACACGGATGCTGGCGTGCGCTGTGTCGGAGTTGTTATGCTCATTCACAGCGCCCCCCACCAAAGCGTTGACCTCCGGCTTGGTGTAGACATCGCCCTGCTGCACAGCATTGAGCGCCAGCGCCCGGATGTCGGAGTGGCTGGTGCCGTTGGTGTTGTGCTCTGCCAGGGCGCTCTCCATCTCCGCCCGGCTCACCGTGTCCAGGGCCGGGGTGATGGTGAAACTGACAACGGAGGCATCCGCTACCACGATGTGCATAATCATGGTGAGCTTGCCGGACACGCCGCCATCCGTGGACACCTTTTCTGTGTCGGGGGTGTTGCAGATGGCAATGAGCGTGCCGTCATCGTCAAAGAGGCCCATCTCACGGATGGTGAAACCGCCCACGCTGTCATCAATGGTGATTTTCACATCAATCATGTTGGCGTTGGTGGTGCTGACTGCGGCGCTGGCCACATCGCCCTCCCACTTTTTGCCCCGGAGGGCGGTCTGGGCCACGGTGGGCTCATAATACTCACCGCCGCCGTCACCGGCAGCAGCAGTCTTGATGTTGACCTTGCCGCCGTTCAAGATGCACTTGGCGATTAGCGCAGCGCCCGCCGTGGTGATAACGGTGCCATAGTTTTTGGTTTCATTGGGCATAGTGCTTTTTCCTCCTATTCTTGTGGGTAAATCTCCACAGTGTTGTGATACTCCAGAGCACCCACAGCAATGGACTTTCCGGTGCTTTCCATCTCATGGACCATCATGGGCCAGATGTTGACCTCATCCTCATACTCGGTGTAAACGCCGCAGGTGATGGTGCCGTATGACTGCAAAAAAGATGTCATCAGCACCCGCATGTTGGCCGGGCGCACCATGAGGAGCATGTCCAGGATTTCCGCCGCCAGGGCATCCGCATCCGGCAGGACGGTGTAGTCAAGCTGGATGTTGATGGTGTAGTCCACAATGCTCTCCTCATGCCCCAGCTCACCGCAGAGGCCGGTGAGCCAGTTCTTGAGCCAGGGCAGAGTGTAGGGCAGCTCCAAGTTCCACAGGGCCTTGATGCGTGCCTTGCGGACCTCCAGCGTGTCCGTGTCTTTGGGGCGGATATTCAGCTCACGCTCCCACACGGCCACGCCGCTGGCCGTTGCCGTGTCCAGGAATTGGTTGGCAAGGACCAGGGCCAGAGCGTCCCACGCAATGGAGATTTCCGGCTCGTTTGCGGCATTGATGGCTTGAAACTCAAGCACCTCACGGAGCACCGGGGGGAGGTAGTCAAGGAGCTTTCTATCCATTGATGTCCCCCCTCACCGGGATGCTGTCTGCACCCAGCACAAGGTTTTCCTCCTTGCCGTTGATCTGCGTGTCAGCAATGTCCGTTATCATGTCGGAGCACTCGGAGAGGATGCGGCTTTCAATCTGAGAGATGCGGACGGTCAAGTGGTCCGAAGTGGCCCAGGTGCCTGCCAGCTCTGCAAAGTAGCCGTCAATGACGGCCTCCACATAGCTTTTGATGGCCTCCCAGTTCCAGCCGGAGGCATAGGTCAGATTGAGCGTGATACTCACCGGCACCGGCTCCACGCCAGTCACATGGACCACATGGCCGATGGGGGCAAGTCCCAGACCCTCCCCGGCGTTCTCGGTGGGGTCAACCGCCGTCTGCACCTCATCAATGAGGGTTTCAGAGGGGGCGGTGTTATTGGATGCCAGCAGCACCAGCTTGACGGTGCCGCCCACCGTCAGCTTTTTGTTGAGCGCCGCCGTGTAGACGGCAGTGAGCCAGGCCGCCACGGGCTCACTGAGCCCCGCAATGGCGCTGGTGTACCAGGCTGTGACAGTGGCATCCGGGATGAGCGTGGACGGCGCAATGTCCCCATTCCAGACCGGGTGCACCTTGACGGCGGAGATGCCGGGCATGGCTTTCACCTTTTCGATGTAGTCAGCCTGGTTGCCGCCAAAGGCCTGGGACTTGAAGCTGTCAAGGACACGCTGGCGGAAAACCTCCGTGTCCTCCTCATCATCTCCGGGGATTAGCAGCTCCACCAGCTCTGCATGGGTCAGCCCATCCACATACTCAATGGGGATGAGCTGGCCGGTGTAGCCGTTGGCTTGGGCCCCTGCTGTTTCGCAGGTGACCCGGTGGCTCAGGCCGGTGGCGGTGTCCTCGGAGGTGTCCATGCGGGCCGTCACCACAAAGTTTAGGTCCTCGCAGGAGAAACGGGTGCCCACCGGCACCTCAATGTTAAACTCCGCCCGGAACACTGCGGCGCTGGGCGGGTAGGGGCTCATGTTACGGTCAGCGGCCCGCTTGATGAGATATTCACGGGGCGCTGTTGCCAGGTATGTGGCAGTGAAAACGAAGTCCAGCCCAATGTAGAGCTGGGCCAGCTCCGCCATGGACGGAGCCACACCGTTCATCACCATGGAGCCCTCCCGCTTGTCGATGCCGGAGGACACCCTGGCCAAGGCGCTGGCCAGCAGCGCCTCATAGGTCTTGGTTTCAAACATGGTTAAATCTCAACCTCCTTTGTGGCCTCCAGCTCTCCATAAATGGTGTAGACGGTAAAGCGGACCAGCACGGACTTTCTGCCGGTTTCAAAGGTCCAGTCATCCACGCCGGTGATGCAGTCATCCTGCATCAGGGCATCCGTGATGCGCCTTTTCATCTCACTCATGGCGTAGTCCATAGGTTGGCCGATCAGGTCAACCAGCTCGGAGCCGTAATTGCGGGAATAGATAGGGTAGGCATAGCGCTCCACATTGAGGATGAGATAGACCGCTTGGCGCAGGGCCTCCCGCTTGTCGGTCATGCCCGCCACCCGCTGCCCCTCAATGTCCAGCTTGTGAGTATAGCTGGGCTGCTCCTCCAGCTCAAAGCCGATGAGGTCAAGGTTTTCTCCAGTTGTCGGTAGCGTTCCCATCAAGGTGCCTCCCATCTGTCCAGGACAATGTATTTTTGCCCGCCATCGCAGGAGATGAGGATGACCTCTTCCCCTGCCTTGAGGGCCAGGTGCACCTTAAAGGTTTTCCTGCCCTTGTAGGCGTGCTGGTGGGCGGCAAAAGCAGCCTCTCCGCTGCCGCCGCTTTGGCTTTCCGTCTGGTGGTCCACTGTCATGTCCACATTGAAGTCCCGGACATTGTTGGTGAGGATGAGCTGGGCCTCCGTCAAGGTCTTTTTCTGGTCCACCTGGATTTTCAGCGGGGAGGCGGATGTCACAGTGCCAAAGCTCACGGCCATGGGGCCGTCCGCCTTGACCGCCTCCACCGCCGCCTGTTTCACAGCACGGACCAGCTCATTGATGTCAAGCGACAAATGTACCACCTCGCATTTTGAGCTCCATGAGGTGCTGCCCATCGTTGAATGTGTGCTTGACCTGTTCGGCCATGAGGTAGTTGGACACATTGATGTCACCCAGGCCCAGCATGACCACCAGCAGCGTGCCCGCCCTCACACGGATGTCACCAAGGACATCCTGGAGCTTGAGGGTGCGGGTCTTGGTGTTGTAGAGGTCCAGGAGAGCGTCCGCCATCGCCTTGGCGTTGGCCTTGCTGTCCAGTTTCTCATAATATTGCAGGACACCCCATTGATTGATGTGGGAGCCGTCCTGGGCAATATAGATTTCCCGCTTGCCGGTTTCCTTGTTCTCATAGGAGAGCTTGATTTTGTCATAGGTCTGGGTGGCAATGGAGCTCTTATAGTCGTAGTCACCGGCGGTGTCCTCATCCACAAGCATGTTGAGTTTCATGTTGCCCAGGCTCTTGAGGGTCAACTTTCCAACATTGTCATAGAGCACATACATCTGCCCGGTGGCCTTTAGGGTTTCGTCCAGGGCGTTTTGGATGATGTCAAACAGGGTTTGATTGTCCTCCACACGGCTGGCGATCTTGTAGCCCGTGTCCTCAAGCTCCCCCACATTGAGCTGGAAGTCCTCCGCCACCATTTTGATGACCTCAGAGGCCGTCTTGTTGGTGTAGACATAGGTATCTTTATTCTTGAGGTAATAAAGCTGGTCATACACCACGCACTTGATGACATTGGGGTTGTTGCCCTTGCGGGATTTCTCAAAGACAAAGCCATAAAAGACGGGGGTGCCGTCCACGGAAAAACGGCAGGGGTCCCCCTCTTGAAAGCTCAGGCCTGGGGTCTTTACCACCTCAAAGGTGAGCTTGCCCGGCTGGCCTTTGCGTTCCCACTCAATGGTGACACCCTCCACCGTGGGTGGGTACATGATATTGCTACCATGTTGTATCAGCAGCTCATAGCTCATGGGATGGTGAGCACCTGCCCAGGATAGATGAGGTTGGGGTTGCTGATTTTGTCCGTGTTGGCCCCGTAGATTTTGGTGTACTGGGCCCCAGCGCCATAATACTTGGCGGAGATGGCCCAGAGGGTGTCACCCTTTTTCACGGTGTAGGTCTTAGCGGAGGGGGCCGTGCTGGCATCCCGCTCCTTTTCCACGGTCACGGTCTGCTTGCCCGTGTCGGTGCTGGGCTGTTCGACCTTGGCCGTTTTCGTGCCGTAGGAGCGCCATTGCTTGAGGTTGATGTCCACGCTGACATCCAGGCCCTCCTTGGCATCCTCCGTGATGTTGTAGTCCTCCACGCTCACGGTCATGTTGGTGTCGAACAGCCGCCGTCCATCCGGGGAGCGCCGCACCAAAATAAACTGAGTGGTGCCCTTAGAGGTCTTGAGCCGTTCCAACACGCCCATGTAGTAGGACGGGGACCGGCTGCCGGTGAGCATTGAGAGCGTCACCGGCAGCACGATCTCACTCAGCCCAGGGGTGCGGAGGAAATTGATCTCACCCTCATTGAGCAGCGTGAGCGTCTTATTTTTGCCCTTGATTTTTACGGTCAGCTTGGCAGGAGTGGGCCACTCCACGCCGCCCAGATAACAGGAATAACTCATGCGTGCACCCCCTCAGCAGCGGTGACCAGCGCCTCAGTAAAGCCCTCGGTGAGCTGGCTGATAACGCCGTCCAGATCAGCACTGCCGTCAATTCTGTTGGTCATGCCGGTCATGTCAATCTTGACCTCTGCGGTGGTGAAACGGTTGATTGCATCCCTTTCTGCGATGTCCCGCAGGTATTCAAGCTGTTCCTCTGTCACGGCCAGAGCATCAGCGGTCTTGCCGGTATTGTCGGCGGTTTCTCCCGTATAGGCGGCGATGTCACCAAGGTCAAAACCACTGCTGTCACCCAGACCGCCCGTGTTGAACATTCCACCAATTTTGGCATCAATGCCCTTGCCAAAATCGTTACCCGCCGCCCATGCGTCCCCGTATTCAAAACGGTAGTCAATGGTGGGAGCGTTCTTGTCAAGGGTGATGGCATTTTCATTCTTGCCCCAGGCGGTTACAGAGCTTTGCAAACTCTCCAAGCCAGCCGTCCAGTTGGTGCCGAAAATGGCATCAATGATGGTGGTGACCACCTTGCCCAAGTTCAAAAACCAGCCAATGATTTGACCGATGAGGTTAGCCACGGCATCACCAAAACTGTTGAAACCTCCGTTGCACACATTCAAAATCCATTCCACGATGCCAAGAAACGGGGCAACGAAGATGGCCCAGATGTACTGAATGAGGGCATTGAGCAGGCCAATCACGGTGTTGCCAATGAAAGCACCTGCCACCGCAATGGCCCCGCAGATGAGCCCCGTGGCGGAGATGGAGGAGCCGGTGACCTTGTTGATGATGGCCACCACGCCGTAGAGCAGGCCGATGACAACGGCAATGAGCATGATTATCCAAGTGATGGGAGATGCCAGCAGAGCGGAGTTAAAGGTGAATACCGCCGCAGAGGCCGCCGCTGTGTTTCCGGTCAACACGCCAAAGCCAATGCTGAGGAGGTTGACCACAGCGTGGTATGCTGCCGTGGCAACGGCTGCAATCTGCGTCCAGTGCGCCGCTACTTGGAATACCAGAAAAGCGGCACCCAGACCCAGCAAGATGGGGCCAATCACAGAGAGATTGTTGGCAAGCCAGTTGATGGCAGTGAGTAGGGGCCGTGTCACCTTTAGGGCGATATTGCCCATTTGGGTCCACACCTGCCCCCAGGTCATGGCCATACCGTTAAACTTGGCATTGGTTTCATCTGCGATGGACAGGAGCGCATTTTTCACAACGGTTGCCGACACGGCCCCCTTTTCTGCGTAGGACTTGATGGAGCCCTCTGCAATGCCCATGTACTGCTCAATGGCTCTGGCGATGCCGGGCGCATTTTCAAGGATGGAGTTTAGCTCCTCACCTCTCAGAGCGCCTGCCGCCATTGCCTGGGTGAGCTGGAGCATGGCCGCCGCCTGCCCTTGGGCGGATGCGCCGCCAATGACAAACTGCTTGTTGACCTGCTCCATGAAAGCAATGAGTTCATCATTGGAGGTGAAAGCGGCCCCAGCGTTTGCACCCATGCTGGCAATAGCAGATGCCGTGTCAAGGTAGGCAGCTCTGGAGCGCTGGGCAGAGGCCATGATTTTGGCCTCCAGAGCCTCAACACTACCGCCGTCATCAACTATGAAGTTGAGGCGGGCGGTGGTACTGGTCATCTGGTCAGAGAGCTCTATGAGCTTTTTGAGGCCAACACTTGCGCCGATGGTGGCCGCCAGATTTTTGGCCTTGCCCACCATGTCATCCAGTGCGTCATTGCCGCCCCGGATGCTGGCATTGAGCTGTTGTTCTGCTTGAGTGCTCTGGCGGATGTTTCGTGTGACCTGCTGCTCCTGCTGGGCCGCACGGCGGTAGTTTTCCTCCATCTCACGGACGGCAAGATTGACCTCTCCTAGGCCAGCCCTCGCTTGGTTGAGGAGGCGCACATCAACAGCATTGGCACTCGCATCCTGCATCTGCTCAAAGCTGTGCAGGGTAATATCCAGAGCCCTTGTGATGTTCTTGAGCACGCCAGTTACTTGGTCATTGAGGACCATTTGGGACCGTATTGTGGCCACAAGTCCGCCTCCTTTCGTGGGGAATAAAAATAGCGCCCCCACTTACTGTGAGGGCGCTAAAAGCGCTCAGTGCTTAAAACATGGCACGGACAAAGTTCTTGTAAACCTTGTCATCCATTTCAAGCAGGCTGTTTTTTCCGTCTTTGAAACGGACCGCAACAGTGACGGTGCTTTTGTTTTTTGCGGATAGCCCTGCCAGCAAGCCAACGGGTCCTAACAGAGCCGCACCAACGGCACCTCTTGCAATGCCGCTGGCAGCGCTTTTGCGGGTATCCTCTGTGATGACATCATAGCTGTCCACGCCAAACTTATCCAGGAGGATGTAGTTTTTGCGGTCAACATAGATTTGCACCACGCCGCCAATGCCAGTGATGGGTTTTCCCATGTAGTCACCAGCGATGACCATATTTTTTGCTCCCATGATGTAGCCCTCCTTGGTGTTGATAACACCATTTTAGGCTAAATCAGTTCACAATGTCAAGAGCTGGAGCCAAAAGTGCTATCTGCGCTTTCGGTTTGCTTTGTTCTTGAGTTCCGCCTCTTTTTTCCGCTCCGCCGCACAGCGGGCATCAATAGAGGCGATGACAAAAGCACGCTCCTTGACGGGCAGGCTCAAAAACTTGGACGGCTCCCAGCCAAACTTTTGCAGACAGAAGTGTGCATAGCTGGCCTCTGGGTCACCGTCCTCTATTAGTTTTTTGCCTCATCAACCAGCTCATTCTCAGTCTTGAAACCGTTGAGCTGGAAAACTTCCGTCACATAGTCATCAAACTCACCGCCGATGAGCAGCTTGCCCAGCAGCTCCTCCGGCTTGGCAACACCCCAGTCATTCTGGAGCTCTGCGTTGCTCAGGTCCGGGAACACCGTGCAGCGGGCGCACACCTTGGCCTGGAAAGCGTAGCTATCAAGCTGCTGGGTGTACTGGCCCTTTTTGCCGGGCACCGGCACCTGCCGGACGCAGGAGTTGCGGATGCGGGCGTATTCATCAGCGGAGATGCAGCAGATTTCCCACAACATGGGCTTGCCATCCTCCCCCTTGAAACGGGGGGAGGCGGCAAACTTGTAGTTTTCGATCTGCTCAACATTGGCGTGCATAAATGCGGACAGGTTACTCATGGATGATTTCCTCCTTTAGTTGGCCGCCCTTACATATAGGACGGGTTGGTGTGCTTTTCGGGGCGGGTGAAGCTGTCGCAGTAGCCCTCAAGGGTCTGCTCCACAAAGTCACCCTCTGCGTTGAACATGGACAGCAGCACATCACCATCCAGCACGCAGTTGTTGTAAATCTTGGTGCTCCGGCCAACGGAGGTGGCGGGGTCATCGTTGGAGGTCTGGATGTCAAAGGTAGGCATCACACCCGTCTTGATGAAGTCCTCAACCACCTGGTCAAAGATTTCCGTGCACTTGTAGACCGTCATGGAGAAAGCCAGGGCAATGGTTTGGGCCTTGTGGCCGATCACGGGATTGCCCAGACGGTAGACTTCCTTGGTGTTGATGGAGGCCTTGCCCTCAAACTCCTTGGCCATCAGCATGGAGTAGCGGGTGCCGTTCAGCGTCACAAAGCACTCAGCAAAGTTGGCGCTCACGGCATCCTGGGTGTTCATAGAGATTTTGTCAGCCATGTGTCACAATCCTCCTTTACTGAATGATAACGCTCATGTAGAGCTGGGCCATGGCGTTGATGATGTTGAGGCCGTTGATGGTCAGCAGCACTGCCTTTTTCTTGTCACCCTGCTCACAGGTCACCGTGTCGGGGTCAAAGTTCTCAACAGCACGGATTTTCTCAAGCTCCTGGATGAGCTTGACCACATCACCCCACAGGGAGGCACGGCCAGAGGCATCATTGGGCACGGTGCCCACATAGCGGGTGTTGAACAGCACCGCCGTGTCATTGGCGATCTGGTCACACACACGGATGGTCTGGTTGGACTGGAAAACCTCTCCCTTGGTGTCGGAGAGGGTCAGCAGGGTGTTGATGTCCTCCAGCACACGGGTGACCCCGTTGACATTGTGGAACATAAACTTGCCTGCCTTGAGGGCCGCCTCAAGCGCTGCCTGGGTGTATTCGGTGTCCAGAATGAGCTCACCGTCATACTTGGCGTTGGTGAGGGACTTGTTGACGGCCACGCCAGCGTGTGCGCCAGTAGCCCAGTAGACCACCGCCTGGGTGTCCACATCGGCAATGGTGGCGTGGGTGGCAGTGTTCCACACACCAATCACGCCCTCATAGTCAGCGCTGGGTTTCCAGGCCACAAGCTGGAATTTGGCACCTACCTCATCCCTCATGCGCTGGGTGTACTTGACATACAGGTTGACCACGGTGCTCTCCGTGGCCGGGCAGCACAGGGTGTTAAAAGCATAGGCCTCCAGCTTATCCAGGAAAGCCTGGTGGTCCTCGCCGGTGACTGCCGCATCATCAGCGCCGCCGGTCAGCTTGGTGCCCGCAGTGGCCACCAGCGTGGCGCTGGTCTTGAAAACCACATAGTCATTGGCCACCAGATCAGTGGCCGCCTTGACCGTCTGGGTGTCAACACACTGGCCGTCCAGGTAGGTGCTCACATCCCATGCGCTGGTGTCATCGACATTGGAGGCGATGACAATAGAGAGGTCATTGCCACGCACACCGGGGTACTTGGCATCCGCATAGGTGCAGCTTGCCTTTTCGCCGTTGCCCAGCCGCCAGCAGTAGACGGTGGTGGCGTGCTGGAAAATCTCACGCAGGGCCAGCAGCTTGGGGTGGTCATACCCATAGCCGAAGATGGCCTTGCTGTTTTTCTGAAACTCACCAGAGGTGACGGGGAAAACCTCACCCTCCGGGCCCCAGCTCAGAACAAAGGGCGCTGCCGCATAGCCTCTGTCAGACAGAGTGGCGGATGCCTTTGCCACGCTGGAGAAATTGATGTAGCTGCCGGGCAGGACCTTGTTCTGGGTCAGCCAGTTACCTCCGCCAAGAGCCATTTATCTCACCTTGCCTTTCATAAACTTTTCAATCAGCGCATCCACCTCATTCAAGGTGTAGGTCTTGCCATCCTCCAGCAGTGCGCCGATCAGGTCCCGCCGGTGGACATATCTCTGAGAGGCCACCAACTGCGCCTTGGTAAAGGCGGCGGCATTGGCCTCCGTGGTCTGGGTTTTTGCCATTGGCTTATCCCTCCTCATTGATTTTGAGAGTTTCCATGTTCTCCTGCTCCAGCGGGACACGGACGAAGTGGTCATAGCTCAAAAGCACATGCAGAACATCCTCCGCCAGCGTCCACTCACAGCCGGTGGCGTGGATGATGTCCCCCTCCGGGGTTGTGATGCTCCCCAGGACAAAGGACAGCCGGTGTGCCATACCATAGCACTCCGCATCCCCAGCCTTGGGGTAGTAAATCACATCCACCGTGGGTGTCCGCTTGTACCTCTGGCCCACCTCTTTGGCGTGACCGGCACCAGGCATGACGACATTAAAATCTCCGGGCTTGAGCCCTTGCTCGACATTCCCGCCATGCACCTGGGCGGCAGGAAAAGCGGCGTGGAGCGCAAGGCTCACGCCGTCATAGATGCTGTTGAAATTGATTTCAGCCATTGAATACCTCCCGCAGCAGGGCCTCCAGTTTTCTCTCGATCACGCCCGGCGCAAGCCTCTCAAGGTCCTGCTCGGACAGGGTGAGGAAATACTGGCCCGGCACCCAGCCGTCACCGCCCCGTGTTCGGTGGCCAAACTCAACATAGCTGGCATATTCCACAGGGTTGATGACCTCAATGATGTAGGCGTTGCCGGACTTTCTGACTGGCAGTGCCTCAGCGTAGGCTTTCGCATCATTGCTGCCGCCTCTGCTGGCAGCGTCCGCTTGGGTTTTGGATGTCCAGCCCCGGCGCAGGGTGCCGCCCTTTTTGCCACTGGATTTTGGGTACTGCCCCACAGGTGTGCGGGGGATGACCAGCGCCAGCAGGCGGGCGGCTAACTCCTTTGACACCTCCGTGCAGAAACGGTCCATGTCCATGCTCTGGAGCGTGGCCAGACTGTCACGGAGGCGCTGGAGCTGCTTATAGTCGCAGTTTCCCCAGTTCATCAGGCCCACTCCTTGAAAAGCTCCAGCGGCACCTCTTGGTGGCAGCTATACACTGCGCTCTTGCCGCTCCGTTCATAGTCACGGGTCATGCCGTTCTGGGTCACTGTGATTTTAGACCCCTCCGGGATGTCCACGGAGGGGTCAATGTAGAGCACCACGCTTTGGGCCACCTGGGCGGCCTCCTCGTTGGGCTCTGTACTCACCACAGACTTGTGGGAAATGCGGCAGCGGATGTCTGCCGCCAGGATGCGCTCCTGGGGCTCCGTGCGGCCATTGGCGGGATTGAGCACCCCGTCCAGCACGGTGATGGTTGCTTTGCCCACCCAGAGGCTCTGCACGGCCTTTTTGTGGGCGGGGCTCCCCACTACCATCTCATCCTCCGAAAAGCCGCCAGCGTGCTCTCAGGCGGGTGCATGAGCCCCGCAAGCAGGGCATCAAAGCGGGCCTCAGCGTTGCTGGCTCCATCACTGGCTCCAGCAAGGGTGATGGCCACATCACCCTCCGTGATGCTCTTGGCCGGGGCGGAGAAGTCAAAGCCCTCCAGCCCGTCCAGACCACCGGCGGCTTTCTTATCATAGAGGAATTGCCCGGCCACCATATCCACATGGACATAGAAAAGGCCATCCGGCAGCACCCTTTGATTGATGTCTGCCAGGATGTCCTTTTCACACTTGTCTATGAGGAAATTGAGGCCGGTTTCGTCATTGTCCGTGACGGTGTAGCCCAGCATGGCCAGCCGGGACACCACGGCCTCATACACGGTCATGGTTTAGCCTCTGGACTTGATGCGGGCGATGGGGATAACCTTGTGGTTGATGTAGGAGCGCTGGCTCTCGGTGGCCTCACCAGAGTGGACCAGAGCCCAGTTGGCACCATCGGACAGCTCTGCGTCCGTGGGGGAGAGGGTGGTCTGGCTGGTCTTTTCGTAGGAGATGCCCTTGGGGGCAAACACCTTGCGCTGGCGGGTGTAGAGGGTGTCCTGGCCACCGTTCTTGGCGGGGTCACGGGACATCTCATAGGGCACCTTAGCACCCAGGTCCTCAAAGTTGATGGAGCCCTCACCCAGGACATAGCTGGTGTATTCCTCACCGGCAGGGACATCCACCTCATAATAGGTGGCAATGTTGTCCACGCTGGGGGATGCCACAGCGTTGTACTTGGTGCCGCTCTTGGTGTAGTAGGTCTTGCCGGTCACCAGGGCAGCGTCAGAGGTCAGCTTATAGGTGGCGGCAACAGCCTCAACAGGCATCCCGTCATCCACAATGACCAGCTTGCCGTTCCAGGTGTAGAGGGTCAGGTCACGGGTCACGCCGTCCTTGTCGGTGTACTTGAGAGCGGTGAGCAGATTGAGGTTTTCCAGGTTGGTGGCCGGAACAGAGTGCATGAAAATCATGGCAAACTTTTTCTTGTGGTCACCGCAGGCCTGGGCAGTGGCGCTGTTGAGGGTGGAGGCCTCCAGGTTGCCGTTGACAGAGTAGGTGTGCTTGGTGACAAACTCACCGCTCTTGCCGCCGGTCATGGAGAAAACGCCCTTGAGGACCGCCAGGATGGTGTCCTGGTCAATGTCCTGCCAGTAGTCCGCCACCTGCTGGGCCACATTGTTCATAAAGTCCACGCCGCCGGTGATGTCAAAGGAGAAGTCCTTTTCCACCCACGCCTTGGCACGGCCAATGACCACCACACCCTGCTCAAAGGTCTTGGTGGAGGTGGCGGTGATGTCAGTCTGGCCGTCATAGTTCACGGCCTCACCGTCCAGCAGGCCACGCACGGCCACACGGGCGTAGCCGGTGCCGTTCTGGGTGCCCAGCACCGCACGGATGTCCGGGTTGCCCACCAGGACCTTGGACTTGCGGATTTCGTTGAGGCGGGTGCGGGGGATGCGGTCCATGATGTACTTGAAAGCCTCAGGGTTGAAAGATTTTGCGTCAAACTTAGCGTTAGGCATAATTCAATACTTCCTTTCTTGAAATGATTGTGTTGTTGGGGTTATTCCAGCTTTGCGTCAGGGTTTTTGGCCATGTACTCGGTCAGCTCGGAGTAGGACATCTCAGACAGCTTTTTGGTGCTGCCGGGCTTGCCCCCGTCCCCGTTCTCGCCGGGTTTCCAGCCGCTATACTTGGGCGCATCTCCAAACATAAAGTCAGTAGCAGCGTCCTTTTTCATCGCCTCGACCTTGGCCCCCAGGGTGACGGTTTCGCCGTTCTCCTTAGAGGTGACCTTGCCATCCACCACCTTGGCATCCTTGAGGAAGTCCGCCAGCATCGCACGGACGGCGATGTTGTTCTTGGACCCGGCAGCGGTGAGCTCCGCATCCACCGCAGCAGTCAGCTTGACCGTGGCCAGCTCCTTATCATAGGCGGCTTTCTGGTCCTTGTTCTGCTGGGTGAGCGTGTCGATCTGCTTTTGCAGTTCAGCATTGTCACCGGCGGACTTTTTCAGCTCGGAGAGCTGAGTGTCACGGGTCTTGATACCCTCACGGAGCTGCTTGACCTCGGTTTCCAGCTCTGTGACCTTGGCAGTCTTTGTGTTGAAGTCGGTGCGGGCCACAAAGCCCTTGCCGATCTCCTGAGAAACTGCCGTGTCAATTTCGGGGGTGTACGCATCCCCCAATACGGTTTTCAGCCATTCCAACATGATTGTTACCTCCTTGCATGTCTGCTGTCCTTTTTATCCGGCCAGTCCCGGTGTTGCAGTGCCCATCTTGTAGTCCGCCGGGCCAGCGGTATTTGGGTATGAAAAAAGCACCGTGCATTTTCAGCACGATGCTTTTAACATCAAAAAGGGGTTACTCCTCGGAGCTCTCCAGATCAGCGTGGTAGGGGCACTTGAGGCACCGCTCACGCTGTTCCTCGCTCCAGTCGATGCCGCCGGGCAGCACAGAGGGGTTGAGCAGGCGGTCTGCGACATCGCAGATGACCATGCAGTCTGTGCCGTTGACTTGGGCGGCCTTTACTGGGCAATACACTGTTTTCACTCAAACACCTCCATGATTTCCTTTGTCTTGGGGTCAAAGTCGCTTTTGGAAAAAGCAGTGTTGATTTTCCCGCTTTCGTCATCCATATAGGCGGCACCCTCAAAAGAGTAGTAATTAGTGTGGTAGCCATCCCAGCGCTTGCGGGTGATGGAGCACTTAGCCTGCCGGATGTAGCCCTTGGCATCCTCCAGCGTGCAGCCGTGATGCGTGCCGTGGGCATCCTTGAAAACCAGCTCATCAACCTCAATGGGCTCGGCGGGCACCCGGACAGAACCGGGCACGCCGGTGGCTTTTACGGCCTTATAGGCCTTGTAGTCAGCCTTGGAGGCCTCCGGCACACGGCCCTTGTAGGAATAGAGCCCAGCCAGACCCTTGTATTCGGCAGCACGGTCATATTTCAAGGCTTGGAAGTCCTTGAAATAGCGGGGTGCATCCGCACCCAGGCGCTCCCTGTACTTTTCAAACTGGGCTCTGTCAGTAGTTTCATTATAACTGATTTTCCGCATCTTATCAACAGTTCCTTGACCGTGGAGGGCATCCTGCTGGGCTTTCCATTGGTCATAGGTCATGTTGCCGGGCACCTTGAAACGCTCACCCGTCACAGCGTCACGAGCATAGCGTTCACCCATGCCGTCCATGTCCTCAAAGTAGGGGCAGGTGCAGCACCGACACCACGGATGAAACGGTGGAGCAGTGAGCCCCACCTGGTACTCTGACATCTTGAAAACCTTGCCGTCCATGTCAGCACACAAGCTGCATGTGTCCTTGTCAAAGGAGGCCACGATTTTGTAGCGCTCCACATCCAGGGCCTTGTAGCAGTCCTTTTGCCCAGCGCTGGAGAAATAGGCGCTTTCCGTCATCACCAGGCGGCCAGCCTTTGCCCTGGACACATCAAACTGCTTGGAGATGGCAGAAATGGCACGGTCCGGGGCCTCGCCCCGGATGACCATTTGCGTGAGCTGGGTGTTGACGCTGTTCACAAGGCTCTGCTTGTTTGTCCAGCACCGATCACGGAAAGTCTGGTTGTCCGTGGTCCAGGGCCGGGAGAGCACCTTGGTGATGGTTTCCTCATTGATGGCCTGCATGGTCCAGCCCACGCCCAGCCCCTTTTGCAGTTCAAAGGCCGTGTGGTAGTAGCTGCCCTCATACATCTTGCGGGCGGCGGCATCCACATAGTCCAGTTGGTTGGAGTATAGGACCTCTGCTTGCTGCTGGAGCTGGAGCTTTAGAGCCTCCAGCCGGGAGATGTGCACCCTGGCGCTGGCGTTCTCAAGCTGTTTCATCCAGGCACCATCAATGGCGTTTTGCTCACCATAGGCGATGTACTCAGCCACGGTCCAGTGAAACTCCTTGAGCTCCTTGGAATTGAGCAGCCGCTTGGCCTCTGCCAGGTCAATCTCATTGTTAGTGGCAAAGCGCTGATACCAGCGGGCCATCTGCCGCTCAATCTCAGCTTGGGCGGCGGCAAACTGCTTTTCAAGGTTTTCCACATAGGAGTAGGACTGGTCCAGCAGCGCATCCTCCATGTTTTTCATGCGCTGGGCCCAGTAGGCGGCATTAGTCTGTCTTGCCATCGCCACCACCCTCATTGTTTACCGGCGGCTGGTTGCGGTTGGCCAGAAAAGCGGCCTGGTAGGGGTCAGCCTGCATGGCCTCCTCTTTCTCATCCTTGATGCGCTGGAGCTCCTGCTCCGGGTCAGTGACCCATGGGTGCATCTTGACGATGGTTTCATCAGAGAGGATGCCCACGGAGTTCTTGCAGTTGTTGATGGCCTCCGTTTCGTTGATGAGCACATCCCGGTCAAAGATGACCGTGACATCCTCGCCCTCAAAGCTCCTGCCGCCGGTGTTGGCCAGGTGCTTGTTGATAAACCAAAGCAGCTCCTCCATGCTGGCCTGAAACTCCATTTCAATGCCGTTGGCATCCAGGTCAATGTCAGAGTACATGCTCTGAATGTTCATTTGGTTTGGGTCACCGCTCATGCGGTCATCTTTGGCATCATAGCCTCTGGCGTTCTCAATGATGGCATCCTTGAGCAGGGCCAACAGGGTCTTGTAGTTTTCAGCGTTGACGGATATTTCCAGAGTGTCCACGCCGCCCTCAGCCCCCTCATAGGACCGCACCTTGATGGCACCATAGGTGGCCAGGTTGCGGCGGAATGTGCCCAGGTCCTCACCGTCATAGTTCTTGATGACCAGGATGGTGGTGTGGATGTCCTCCTCCATCTGGTTGGCAAAGTTGCTCAGGATGTTGTTGTAGGCATCCTGGAGGCACTTGACCTTGGAGAGGAGCGGGATTTCATGGTGGGAGCTCTTAAAGCACACCAACGGGATGCGCTCCCAGTTGTAGCCCTCTACTTTGCCGGTTTCATTGTCCTGCCGGGTGATGATATAGGGGCCGGAGTAGGCAAAGCTGTCCGGCTCCAGCACGCCGTCATCCGTGCGGATGAAACAGTCCACACCTCCGCCGTGCATGACCTCAACCTTGACCACATCCTTGGCATGTTCGGCCTCATCGTATTCCTGCACCACATAAACATGGACAGCAGCGTCCAGGACGGTGTGGTCAGCGTCCGCCCAGAATGGCAGGACCTCATCAGCAGGAAAGCGCCGGAAAGCCAGCTCCCCGTTTTCGTAGTAGGGGTAGAGCCAGGACTTGCCGCCAATCCATGCACCCTCACCAACATTGTGCATGGTACGCAGAAAACGGGCCCCGAACAGAGCCCCCAGGGCCTTGGCATATTCCTTGTTTTCGGTGTCAAAGGACAGCGGACGGCCAAAGGAGTAGTTGGTCTTTTGGTCCACCATCTTGGAATAGAGGTTGTTGACCAGCCGGTTGTTGGGCAAGTTCTTGAGCACAATGGGCTTGCCGTCCTCATCCAGCGCCAGGCGTTCCCGGTGGGTCACATCCTGGTAGCCGTCATAGTAGGCCTCACCCTCAAGCTGCTTTTTGCGCTCCGGGCTGGTGAGCCATGCGGTGATTTCAAGCTCCAGAAAACGCTTGTCCGTCATGCCCCGTTTGAAATTGGTGGCCACACGGCCATTGCAATCATCCCTCAGATTGAGTGTCACCATTGGTTTCTCACCTCACTTAAAGCTAATCAGATCAGGCGCATAGACACGGTGCACGAAGTAGCGCACATCGTCCATGCTATGGTCATTTTCTTTGATGGGACGGTCCATCTGGGCTTTTTCATCCCAGCGATACATCCCAAACTCACGGATGCAGTCCGTGCAGCAGTCACAGAAAAAGATGTCACCGCTCTGGAGCCGGGTGGCCACATTGCGGATGCCGTCCAGCACGGAGTTGGAGGCCTTTTCTACACGGTAGCGGTCATGGCGGCGGATGACCTCAATGAAAGAGGCCGCCGATGGGTCCACAATGATGGCGGACACATGCAGGCCATCAGCCAGACGCTCCAGCTCCGTGTAGTGCTCCTCATCGGTGCGCTGGCGGCCCTCCTTGCGGCTGTCATAGTAATACTCCCTCATCCTGTACCACTTGCCACCAGCCTTGCCCCAGAGGCCAATGCTGGTGGGGTTGATGGTGCCGTAGTCGCAGGACATCACATATTTTTCATAGGGCCTGGGGACACTGGGCACAACATGAAAGTCCTTGTTGAACATCGTGTAAATAAGCCCCTCCGCCACCACCCACAGGCCCCGGATAAAGCGATCATAGAAAACGCCAGAGTAAAGGCTCTCATACCTTGCCTTGACTGAGGCGGAGAGGCTGAGGTTGTCATCCATGGTGAAATGGAGGTGCAGCATTTTCCGCCTGCTGGCCTCCAGCACCCACTTGGTATAAAACCAATGGCTGGGGCCCTCCGGGTTGCAGTTAAACCACAGCTTGGCCCCCTCAACAGAGCAGCGGGCCGTGGCCTGGTTGACAAAGCTCTCCGGCATCAGGGCCGCCTCGTCCAGCAGGATGCCTGCCAGTGTGATGCCCTGGATGAGTGCGGCGCTGCTTTCGTCCTTGCCGCCGAACAGGTAAAAGCTGTTACTCTTGCCGTTGGCGCTCACCACGATCTTGTTTTCAGTACGGTGCTCCTTGAAAGAAAAAACGCCCGCCAGCCAGACGGGCAGATTGCTTGTCACATTGCGGCGCAGGCTCTCAATGGTCTTGCCGCAGATGGCAAAATTGCAGCCGTCAAAGCGGGTCATGGCCCACATGATAAAGCCCACCGTCATGGCCACTGTCTTGCCGGAGCGGATGGAGCCGTCACAGATGATGCCGTCATAGACCTCAAAGCCGGGCCTATTCCACCAGGTCATGGCCAGGTTTTGCCGGGTGCTCAATCTCTGGTATTTCATCCGTGCCTATCTCCTCTCTGGTGCTTTGGTCAATGACCTCAAAGATGTTATTCTCTGGGGCCTCGCTGCCACCGTTCTTGCTGTCGAACATGCCCAGGTGCTTGGCCAGCAGTTCCAAGGCCTTGACCTTATCGTGCACCTTGACCTCCGTGCCATATTGCCCCTCCTTGATAGAGGCAATGGCCTTGCGCTTTTCATCCGACAGCTCAGAGGTGGGGGTGATGCGGACAATGCCATTTTGGTTGACGGTGGCGAAGTCAGCACCGTTGGCAAAGGCGATTGCAGCCAGCTCCTCAAGCACTTTTTCCTGGGTGATTTCCACCCGCTTTTGACGCTTGGCCTGCTGCTTTTGGATTTCGGCAGAAACTTGAGTTTTATTGAGTAGTTCCACGGCTATCCGGGAGGCGCTTTTTTCGCTATATCCGGCACGCTTGGCAGCCGCCGTGGCATTGAGGTCCACAAGGTATTCCTGCACAAATCGCTTTTGCTTTTCAGTCAGCTTTGCCATCTCACCACCCCATCACATAGTAAAAGCCGCCCTCATCGGACGGCTCTAAAAAATCGTTAGAATGAAACAGCGGCAAGGGTCTGGGTTTCATTATCCGTCACCTTGCCGCTGTTCAACCAAGGAGGTATTGCATCATCTTGAGGCACTACCCGCAGGATATAGTGTACCACAGAAACACCGAACAGAACGAACAAGTTACAGTTGGACCTCTGTGCCGTCATCTGTTTCCGGCTCCGTGGCCTTGATGTGCCTGTTGCACATCATCCGCACGCCGTCAGC